GGTTTTCTCTATGGTCGTTACAAAACCTTTAGAGATTACTCAGCTTCACAGCCGCTTATCGCGGGTTTCAAAGTAGAGCCGAAAGGAAGTATTCCACAGTAGCTGTCCGTCTTAACCGTTGGATAAAATCGAACGGTGTCGTTCGGACACCACGGACTCCGCTCGGGCTAATCCCCCGTGCTTCAAAGAAGCAGGAGATGACCTAAGCCGGCCAGCAACCAATATCTCTATCCATTACTCCTGAACCTGCAGAGAGTTGTAAACTCTGTACTGGACGGAAACACAACAATTTGATTTCTTTCTATAATTTCCGAACACTACACAATATTATTGTGTGGGTGTCTCGGTGGTTTTATAGTAAGCTTGATCAAACTATTTGCGCGGAAGCGTCCTTCTCTATCTTATACAAGATGGAAGGGATAATTCAGTCTAGAGGCCTTATCGACGTTGCCCGGTACATGAAAATGAACCGGCTGGCGTTAACTAGGTATCTAGCTGGATCTCCGCTGCCTAATGGACAAGGAATTAAGATAACTAGAGATGGGCTCCCAGCCCTACTATCGCCCCCGATACGGGAGTTGATTAGAGGGGGGAGTGATTCAGCCATATCGTGGTCATTGACCATGCTATCACTGTCTCGGGCCATCAAAGGTGGGTCTGCGATTGATCTGAAGTCTATCACAGAGCCTCGACCTGAACACCTGAAAATTGAGTTTCAATCTATGATTGACGCTCTAACAGCTGCAAGGGGAGGATTTCTGCGACAGATGAATGTCAAACCGTTTGACCCATCTTGGTCTAGTTACCATTGGTCGATGAAGTCTGGACCGACTGGGCCAGCTCTACGAAACGCTCTTGTAGACTTTCAAAACCTAACCCCTGAGCTCCGAGATGATATCAAGGTGCTTGGGGGGTCGGCAATGGAAGCTACAATGGGCCGATTGTCTAAGGTGAAAGACTGGTCAGAAATCGATAGTGTCTTTACAGACACAGTAAAAGGAAATTCGCTCCGGAAACTCTCCGTCAAAGACGATAGAGAAACAAAGAGTCGAATTTTTGCAATCCTTGACTATTTTAGTCAAACGGTGTTGCATCCAATTCATGAGCAACTGTTCCAAATTTTGAAACAGTTTCCTCAGGATCGGACTTTTACTCAGGACCCTTGCGGGTTCGTACCGGTTGCTGGTCACAGTTACCACTCAGTTGACTTATCGGCTGCTACCGACAGATTTCCTGTAGAAGTACAGGAGCTGTTGATAGCGGCGCTAATAGGGCCAACCCGGGCGGGCGCGTGGCGACGAATACTAACCGACTTACCTTACACCCTCAAAGGAAAGGACTACCGCTATGCGGTAGGCCAGCCAATGGGGGCATACAGTTCGTGGGCTTCGTTTACGCTAGCACACCATTTCGTTATCTGGTACGCTGCTTCTCTGGTTGGTATTACCAACTTCAAGAATTACATCGTACTGGGCGATGACGTTGTCATCGGACACGATCTGGTAGCTGCGAAATACAAGTCTATCCTAGCTGTCCTGGGAGTTGAAATCTCCGATAGTAAGACTCATGTGTCGAAAGACACTTATGAGTTTGCTAAACGGTGGTTCCATAAGGGCGTGGAGGTAACTCCATTCCCTGTCCCAGCTCTGCTCGAGATTGGAACTCAATACCATCTGGTATACGAGCTCTTGTCTCAAGTAATGAAGCGAGGTTTCTCGTCGCGTATTTCAATGTCATTGCGCAACCTGGACTATATTTCGGAATTACTGAAAATTTTAGGTCTAAAGGGGAGATTACTCTCCTCTACAGCCCTAAAATTTTCATTACTCGCGCATACTCCACTGAAAAGTGGAAGATTGAATCCTGGTGAGGTGGGGCAATTGGCTTACGCCTTTGCTCAGCTCGCAGGGGTTCCAATCCCTTGTAGATCTCTAGAAACCACGGGAACTATGTTCTCGAATTTGGCTCTAGAAGTCTACTTGGATATGCTTGAGACCGATTCAGAGAAGGCCTTTAAAGAGAATATGATTTGGCAAACTGATGCCGAATTACTCGTTAAAGGTCTCTTCTCCAATGGGGTGGAACACGTCCTAGTTCCGAAGCCTCCGGTGGACCCGTCTCGGGATTTCCCAGTGCTGGCCGTTCTGCTCAAACGAGCAGTCGACACGCAACAACTGGTAGATTCCGTAAGATGGGGTAGTATCGACGAGGAGCTTATTTGGGATAATATCTCAAATAACCTTCCGACGATACCTTCTGTAGAGGGTGTAAACCCAACACGGAAGTCACACCGAATCATGGCAGCGCAGGCAAACCTAGTAAATAGTTTACGTAAACGGCTCTATGAGGCGTTTACAGTCAAGTTGACTTAGCTCTGCCGCGTCACCCT